TACTAGAGGATTCATACCACCAGATAATTATGGTTGGTGCAGTAGCTGACATAATGGGTGCAACAGATGTAGATGCTTCAACACAGGAATTTATTACAGAGAAACTATCAGCAGAAAACTATCCTATCGGTTCAGGCGAGAGATTGAGGAATGCTTTACTAAGACTTAGGTCTTTGTTAATTGATGAAGCAAGAGGGGAACTTCGTTCTCTATATCCACAAGCAGTAGCCATAGGAAACATAAATTATAGTGCATAATGGCAGTATTACCTTCTCCTGCCAATACATCTGAACCACAAGCACAAGGCTACGGAGCTAATCTTGATGACTTATATTTAAGATTTGCTGTTGGTCCAGGAAGGCAGATGAATGTAAATACTGCACCACTTCAGGCACAAGCTATACAAACTTCAGAAACTCCAGAGGATTTCCAACAGGAGTTTGGTCAGATTTACTCAAGAACAGATTTCTCTGGTGGATCTGGATTAGATAAAGCACATAAAAGAAATGCAAGTGAAATGGATTTCTCTAGGTTTTGGGATAGTAGTGGGATTGATGTATTTAGTGGCAAACAAGTAGGTCAGGAATACAATGTTAGTCTGCTTAAATCAACTGAAGAAGTCGTAACAAGTTCAGAAACAAATCTTTTAATGCAAGAGTTAGATGGAACAGTTTACTTTGCTGATGGAGAGGTACTTAAAAAGATAACAACACCTCTAACAGGTTCTTCCAGCACAGATGGAACTCCTAGTGCAGGTAATGACATTACAGGTTTGGCTGTTCTTGGAACAAGATTGTACATAGTTGCTAATGGTGCAATCGTATATAGAGCTAGTTCTGGAAGTTATAGTGCTTATAATTCAGACCAGACCTATGACAAGATATGGAGTATTAAAGGGAGAATCGTAGCATCAAGTACAGCAGGAGTTTTATATGATGTATCTGGTGGTACTGATTCAGCTATTGCGACACTACCAACAGGTAGAACTTGGACAGATATGTGTGATGCTGGAGCAGTAGGATTAGCAACTGCAACAGATGGGTACATTTATTCTTTTGCTGATGAGAGTTCTACCCTTGCTCTGAAAGGACAGACATTTGTAGAAGGAGAAGTACCCAATGCAATAGATTCAGCACAGGGAATAATCTTTTATGGAACTTATGAATCAACTGCTAGTGGAAAGATAGGTAGGTTATATAGATCAGACATAACAAACTCCAATAACTTATATGTATTAGCTAATTCACAGTTAATTAAACAATGGGGAGATGGAACAACTACTTTAGACCAAGCACCTTATAGGATTGTTTCAACAAGAGATAGTATTTTTACAGGAATAATTGATTCAGCTTCTAAAACAAACTTCTGGAGATATTATCTACCGACAGGTGGAATAGCTAGAGATCTGGAGTTCGGAGAAAGTGGTGTTGTAAAAGGAATTGCAGTATATTCGGATAGATTATTTGCAACTGTAAGTGGTGGTGGTATATACAGAGAAACTACAAACTATGTAACTACTGGATATATCATTACTGCACTTGCTGACTTCTTTACTTCGGAAGATAAACAATGGGTTGGTGCAAAACTTAACACTAATGATATAAGTTCAGGTTCAATTAAGTTATCCACATCAACTATTTCAACAGATATAAAGGATAGTGCAGCTTCTACTTGGCAGGAACAAATAACATTAAATTCAGGTAGAGGTGGAGAAGAAGAAGTTATGAATTTAGTAGATGGTAGATGGATTGCAGGAAAGATTGAAATAACAACAGATGATATTGCACAAAGTCCAGAACTTTTGTCATTTGCTGTTAGAGGTTATCAACTTGTTAATGACATTATCGTTGAAATGCCTGTGAATATATCTGATCATATTGAAAGACCATACAGAAAAAGAATTAGAGTTAATGGTCAGGGAGAACTTGTGTACCAGGCACTTAGAAACAAAGAAGGACAGAATGTCCAATTAGAGATATATAGACCTGATACATTATTAAGAGGTATAATAGAGAATGTTAGTAGTCCGATTGAAGAATTATCTCCAAGAGGTTCTGTAACAGTTTATTGTCTAGTAAGATTTAGAGGTAGTAAGGTAATACAAATATCTACTTCTGGCGAAGGGTTAGGAATAGCACTCCTTGGAGTAGGTAGATTAGGATAGAATGGCAGCACAAGAAACGAATCTTTATAATGCGTTTGAAACAACGCTGACAGCAACGGCTGGTTCATCAGATTTAACATTTACAGTTAATTCTGTAACTGCACCTACTTCAATTACTTTGGCTGTTCCATTTTATCTAGTTATAAACCCAGATAGCTCAACAAATAGAGAAGTTGTAGAAATTACCTCAATCAATACTGGAACTAAAACATTAACTTGTAGTGGTATCGGCAAGAGATACTTAGCAGGTTCAGCAGCTACTTCAGGTTTATCACACGCATCTGGATCAACTGTACGAATGTCGCCAGTAGAACAACACATAGAGGACTTAAACGATAGAGTAGATACCATAATCAATGAAGCTGGTACAGCAGTTAATACTTCCTTATTCTTAGATGAAGATGATATGTCCACAGATTCTGCTACTAAAGGTGTAACCCAGCAATCAGTTAAGGCTTATGTAGATGCACAAGTAACAGCACAAGATTTAGATTTAATATCTGATTCAGGAACAATAGACATTGATCTGGATTCTGAATCATTAACAGTTTCAGGTGGAGAAGGTATTGATACATCTGCCACAGGAACAACATTAACTATTGCAGGAGAAGATGCAAGTACATCTAACAAAGGTGTAGCAAGTTTCTCATCAGATAACTTTGCAGTTTCCTCTGGTGCAGTAACCATAAAAGATAGTGGAGTGGACTTAACAGCAGAAGTTACAGGAACATTACCTGTTGGTAATGGTGGTACAGGTGCTACTACGCTTACAGATGGTGGTGTATTATTAGGATCTGGAGCAAGTGCAGTAACAGCAACAGCAGTATTAACTAATGGACAACTTCTTATTGGAGATGGTACAGGAGATCCAACAGTAGGAACACTAACAGGAACTTCCCCTATTGGAATAACTAATGGTGCAGGTTCTATAACGATAGCTGCTTCTGATGCAAGTACATCAGCAAAGGGTGTCGCTAGTTTTTCTTCTGACAATTTTTCAGTATCATCTGGTGCAGTAACAATAAAAACTGGTGGTGTAGATAATGATGAATTAGCAGGTTCAATAGCTAATGCTAAGTTAGCTAACAGTACAGTATCTTATGGTGGAATATCCTTAGCACTTGGTGCTTCTGATTCAACTCCAGCATTTGATTTAGCAGATGCAACTAATTACCCAACATCATCTTTGAGTGGAACAATAACCAATGCTCAACTCGCAGGTTCTATCGCTAATGCAAAACTTTCAAACTCATCTATAACAGTTTCAGATGGCTCTAGTTCTACAGCCACTTCTCTAGGTGGAACAATCACATTTTCAGGAACATCTAATGAAGTAGATGTTGGTGAAAGTAGTGGAACAATAACAGTAGGATTACCTTCTACAATAACTGTAAATGTTACAGGTAATGTTTCTGGTAGTTCTGGTTCTACAACAGGTAATGCAGCAACTGCAACAGCTTTAGCAACAGCAAGAAACATTGGTGGTGTATCTTTTGATGGAACAGGTAATATTGATTTGCCTGGTGTTAATTCAGCAGGAAACCAAAATACATCAGGAACAGCAGCAGATTTATCTGCAACTTTAGATGAAACTAAAGGTGGAACTGGACTAACCAGTTACGCAGCAGGAGATATTCTTTATGCTAGTGCTAGTAACACATTAGCTAAACTAGCTAAAGGTTCGGCAACAAATGTATTAACAATGAACTCTGGTGCAACAGCTCCAGAATGGGCTGCTTCTGGTGCAGGTGGTAAAATATTACAAGTAGTAACAACAGGTGCATTAACAGGAAACTCAACAACAGGTTATCAATTAGAAGCAACAGCAGCTTCTTATTCTGATGTTCCAGGATTTACTGTTGATATAACACCAGCAGCAACTTCAAGCAAAGTTTTAGCTATTGCTTCTATACAGACTTGGGGAACAGATAGTTCAGGAAGAATAAAGATTGTTCAAGATGCAAGTGGTAGCTTTGCAGATGCTCTTATTTCTCCATCTTTAAGTGATGCTTCAGTTGGTGGTATGCAACATAGTTTAGTCGTAGTAATTAGTCCTAGCACAACCTCAGAATTTACAGTTAAACTTCAAGGGTACTCTAATCAAAGTGGTGGTGGTAGTAATAGGTTTAGGATTAATTGGTATGAAAGTCAAGGTACTCTAACACTTATTGAGATAGGAGCATAATGAAATACAAGCCAGAATTAAGTGATGCAATAATAGCCTTAGTAGGAGATTGTGATTTTGCAACAAATGGGAAAGAAATTCTTTTTTGGAAAGAGGGAAATCCAACTCAACCTTCTGCTGAAGATTTAGCCACAAAACTTACAGAATTAACAACAGCTTGGGAAGCCTACCAAGAACCAAGGAAAAAAGAATACCCCTCAATAGCAGACCAGCTTGATGACCTCTACCACAATGGATTAGATGGTTGGAAAGCTACTATCAAAGCAACAAAGGACAAGTATCCTAAACCTTAATTATGGATTACTTTATAGGATTTCTCGCAGGGTTTTATTGGTATAAGTTTGTTAAGTACCTAAGAAGGATCTCTGACAACTTTGCAATCCAAGAACACGAATGGGATTGGTTCTATTCTGATGACAACAAATGACACTAAAAGAAATTATCCTATGGCAAATGGATTTACAAATAAGGAAATTCTCTATCTTATCAAGAAAGATGTGGAGAACCTTCACGAGAGGATTGACTTCTTACACGAAAAGATTAACAAAGCACCTTCAAGACAGGAGATTATAGGCTGGTTCGTAGCACTTTCTTCTAGTGCTGCACTCTTAAATACTTTAATGTAATTTATAATATCCTTATGCAGTTAAATCTATCAAATAGGAGAGTGTAAATGTGTAATTGTGGTGGCGATTGCGTTTGTGGTGGCAGATGAGCTTTATGAAGAACACAAAAGAGTATGATGATATATTCATACTGCCTGAAGGTGTGCTAGAGAACTTACCAAGTGTAGCATTTGAGGATCAATCCAAAGACTTTGAAGATGATGATTGTGGAGATAGCTGTAAATTATAACTAAGGGGTAATGTGTTACATAAATTCAATACACTTGCCAGACTTGTTATTGTTGGGCTTTTAATATTCCCTGTACCTGTATATGCAGATAGTCATATAACAACAGAAACAGAAACCTTTGATGGAGAGAATGGTGCATTAGTTACAGACTTAACAGTTCCTAGTGGTAGTCTTGCTGTTGATAGTGATGATGTATCTACTAGAAATGACCAGAACTGTTGTGGTGTAAGTGGGCAGTACTTCTTTAGCTTGAAAGATAACTATGTGGGTAATTCACAAGCTACCTCTTATACCTTTACACTCCCTGATGACCACGACATTACTGAAATAGGTTTTAGAATGGCAGGTGTTAATTATGCTTATACTATTAAATATAATTACTCTGATGATACTGATGAAACAATAAACAAAAATGCACAGGGTAATACTTCATACGAGGATCTAACTAAAGCTGTAACAGGTAAATATATAGTTAGCTTTGTTGTTACTGTATCTGATTGGGTAGGTATTGATACGATCTACTGGAAGTATGATTCAACTCCACCTACTACAACAACTACAACTACTCTTAGTCCATTAGATATAGAGAGAAACAATAACTTTGCTGAAACAGGTGTACTTGAAACTAATGATGAAAGAGTAGAGAGAGAATATCAAGATGCTCAAGATTGGGAGAGAGATAAGAACCAATCTGAAACAGGCTATTGGGAGTTAGATTCTGAACGCAGAGATAGAGAAGCAAGAGAAGCAGCAGAAGCTGAAGCTGCTCGTATTGCTGAAGAAGAACGAATAGCTGCTGAACTTGAAGCAGAGAGATTACGACTAGAGGAAGAAGCTAGGCTTAAAGCTGAAGAAGAAGCTAGGTTAGAAGCTGAACGCATACAGAAAGAAAAAGAAGATGCTATTAAGGCAGAGTTACAAGCTAACTTGCAATCAGATGTTGAATTAGATGAAGAAGAACTTGAAGAATTTATTGAGGTTATGCAGGAAATAGAAGAAAATATTGAGGAACTTGAGGAGTTAGCAGAACAAGTTGAGGAAGAAGTTATAGAAATAAAAGAGGTTGATGCTGAAGAAATTATAGTTGCTTTAACCCCTACTACAACCACCACAACAACTACAACTACAACACTACCACCACCTACTGAAGCTATTGATGAGCTGACAGAGGAAGAAAAGGAAGCTGTCCAGGAAGTTGTTGATACTATAGAGGAATTAGATACTTTAACTGAAGAAGAACAAGAAGTAGTAGCTGAAGTATTAGGTGTGGAAACAGAGGAGCTAGAGATTGTTGCTGAACTTATAGAGGAAGAACCTGCTGTTGCACAAGCAGTTGAGGAGTTTGTAGAGAGAGCAGCAGAAGATGATAGTGATGACTATACCTTAGCAGATGCAGTAGTAGAAGTTCAGTTAGAAGAATTTATAGCAGATCCAATCGGTGCTATTATTGATATAGAGATAGAACCAATAGAACTTAGAGAAGTTATAGAGTTAGGTAATGATATGACAACTGATCAGAAAGAGAAGGCACAAGAAGTTGTTGTGCCTGTAATATTAGTATCCCAGATCATAGCAACAAGCTCAATAATTCCTATTAGAAGGATAAGATGATAAAGAAGTTTATAAATCTAATATTTAATATATTGGCTCTCCCTTATCACATAGTAGTTAATATACCAAGAGCAGTTAAAGCATTTGCTAGGTGGTTTATAGAAGCAATAAAAGAAACAATCGCACAAACATTCACACTTTTGGGCTTCTTTATCGCTTGGCTTACCTTAACTGGTACTGCTAAAGATATAGTGGGGATAGCTATATTAGGTTCAATAACCCTATGGCTTATCACATTAGGTTTAAGAAAAGACAAGTAACAATGAAATATTATTACGAAGTTGAAGTATTAAGAGTAGTTGATGGAGATACAGTAGATGTTCGTATTGATTTAGGCTTTAATGTATGGCACAAGTGTCGTGTTCGTATGGTTGGTATCAATGCACCTGAATCTAGGACAAAGGATCTGGAAGAAAAAGAAAAAGGTTTAGCTGCTAAAGAGTGGTTGAAAGAAAGACTAGATGGTACTTCAGTTGAATTACAATCTCAAGGAACTGGTAAGTATGGCAGAGTTCTTGGAGAGTTTTATATAGATGAAACAAATATTAATCAAGAGATGGTAGAAGTCGGACACGCAGTAGCTTATGATGGTGGTAAAAGATAGCTAATGTCAATGACTAAGATTGAAATAAGTACAATGAAGTGGAGATGGACAGCATTAATAGTTTATCTCGTAATTTGTATCTACGACTTTATGGTAGTACCAATTTATTATGGTATAGCAAGAATGGGATTAGACCTTGCTGATTATATGTCACACTTACAAGAAATAGAAGACCCATTAGTACAAATGGAATATCTAAAGAAACTTGTATCTCAACACGAACCTTTCACATTAAAGGGTGGTGGATTGTTTCATTTAGCATTCGGAGCAATACTTACAGGTAGTGCATTAGGAGCAGGTAAATAATGGCAGTAAAAGATGAGTAGAAGAAGATAAAAGATAGATGGATAAGTATTTACAGAAATCTACTGGTCGGATAGTGTTTTGTTTTATTGTTTCTTTGTTATACTTTATTAGGTTATAGTGATTAAAACATTTACCTTAGTACTGTTAGGTTTATAATGATAGAAATTCATACACAGTATTGTGAGGTATGTTTGCAACCACATTGGTTAGAGCATAGTTTGATCTGTGCTAATTGTTTAGAGAAAGAAGAAGAATGAAACTAGAAGTATTAAGAATAAGTAGTCAAGAAGATAGTACATCAGGAATATTGTTTGATGTATCCAATAGTAAGAGAAAGTTCCTTTGCTATACATTAGAAGATGAGCAGAGAGATACTAAAGTGATGCACGAAACAAGGATTCCAGCAGGTACATATAAGTTAGAACTTCGTACTGAAGGTGGTTTTCACAACAAGTATAAGAAGAAGTACAGCTTCCACGAGGGAATGATCTGGGTTAAAGATGTACCAGGATTTGAATATATCCTGTGGCATACAGGTAATACAGATGAACATACATCTGGCTGTCTTATTGTTGGACAATCACAAGAGAGTAACCTTGTTAAGAGAGATGGGTTTATAGGTTCTTCGGTTAATGCTTATAAATTTATCTATCCTTATGTGGTTTCAGCTATAAAAACTGGGGGTGCTGAAGTAACATATGTAGATTTTGATGGCGAAATAAAAAAACCTAGTAAAATTAACAAGAGTAAGAGAATTGACAGAGGTTGGGGATCTTACTCAAGATTTAAATAATGTTTGAAAAGTATAAAAGAAGCAGAAACTCTGATGGTTCGTTTAAAGCAGATATTAAATGGACACCTTGGAATGATGCGTGGGAGTATAAGATGA